TCAATGCAATGCGGGCACCGACGCGACCGGCATCGACGCTTCGAAATAGGCGTTCCCCTCGGCCATATAGGCGAGGATGTCGGCGTCGGTGACTTCGGGGTAGTTCGGGTCCTTCAACCAGGCATAGGGATCGGTGATCGTCGTCCCGTGCGTAGTGAAGCTGTGCTCGCGGCGGACGGCGACGGGCGGCGTGGGAAGGTCAGCGGTGGTTGGCGTGTTCGTCATGCGCTGCGTGAACCGCGGTGGGGAGCGTGTGTCGAAGGGGCGTGCCATCCGTCATCCAGCAACCGGACACAACGACCGGTTGAGGTCGATACCGGTCAGTCTTCCTTCAAATGACGATTGCGGCAAGCAGCCGTTCATTCAGCCTATCAGGCAGGGGCTCCCGCCGCCACACTTGGCTAACCCGAAACCATTCCCGTCTCACAAAATCATCTGGAACCAAGATTTCCGGCTAACGATGCCTCGCTGGAGAGATCAATTATTCAAAGGATCCAGATCCAGGAGTGCCCGCGGCGGCTCAGCGTGGAGGCCTTGAACGTAGGTTTTTACGATCTTGCTGTTCTCTTCGTCAAACGTTACTCTTCCTATTAAACACGCATCTGCCACGCGCAGATTTGCGCGACGAAGTGCAAGATAATTTCGTTGGGTCCATCGAGCTGTTGCTTTTCCCAAAGGCAGCCATGGGCGATCAATTGTCGACGTTGTATCGTAGCGGAAGCCGATTACATTGAGCGTGAATGCGAGAATTCTCGCTCCTTCGAAGTTAGGAAACTCCTCAAGGCGCTTGATCTCGTCAAACAGACGTCGCCGGAGCTTGAAAAGCACCAGTGCTCTTGCAGGACCTCTACCGCCGAAATTGAAAAGGGGAGACCAAACGGTATTATAGTAGATTGTCCATGATAGATCAGGCGGTCCCTCAACTCCAGACACATCGAGGATGATTTGGTATAGAAGATCCGTAAGATCGTCTAATATTGTCCCTTGACCATAGTACCCCGGCTCAGGAAATCTAGCTTGTAACGCCTCGAGCCCGTCTGCCTTATCGAGAGCAGTTAAAGCATCACGAACGAAACTGATGCCAGCGCTAATCTTTGCTAGCGCATCCGATTTATATACTGATCCAACGGCACCGTTCAGTTGATATATTTCGCTGCTAACGTTCTTAATATGATCTATTGCTCTCGATAAAAGATAAGAGCGCATTTGTATGCGACCGGCAACAGCGTAACTCTCGATCGTGATCAAAGTTATTCTAAGGTACGCCTCCCACTGCGTTGATGAAAATTGACGGTATGACTGCCAATCTAAGTCCAGGGAGGACGTCATCCCGCCGCCTATTTTCTCGAGCAATTCGTAGTTGCCATAGACCGCTGACGAGAATGGCTGAATATATCCAAAAATACTCGTCATTGAGTTTCGATCCTCATGGTAAATCTGAGAATCGGTATTCAGGACGCCCTCTAAAGTCAGATTTTGTACAAACGTCACAAGAGGTAAATCGTACCGCCCCTGACGGGTGGCTTCTGCCATGATAACGATTGCTGTGTGCGGCGAAGACGCCATTAATACACGGCAGAACTTACGGTTGCCGAGCAGCCAAAGGACGTCATGAGCATACCTTTGTAAGGGAGTAACGGCTGTCTCCGAATTGCGTTCGCTACCATCGAACGGAGGCGCCGTTAGACGAATGAGAGATTCGGCCGAAGCTGGAAGCTGTTCCGCAAGTACCGTAAGTTCGACAATCGATCCTCGAACCATTCCACGATAAAATGCTCCATGAAAGCGCTTGTAGTTGAACCTGTTGAAATCGGTTCTCGCCACGAAGGCAAACCATAGCCAAATCAATATAACCGATAAGAATAGCGCTCCCAAGCCTGCTTGAATTCCGGCCCGGCTCCAACCCCACGGCAGAGAATACCAGCTAGCTGCAAACCACAGGTCTGTAGCAAGCGAACCGCTCCCGATAATCACAGACGCAAAGAAGGCAATCCGCCGCAACGGCAAGGGAGCAATTTCAATCTTAAACCGGTACAAGGCGTCAGAGGAACTGAAGGCTAGGGCCAGTAGGGCAAGTGCGGTCAGAAAGTCCGGGAAGCCAAAAATAGAAGGCCCGCCGTCTCGGGCTTTTGTAAGGCACATTCCAATCAATTCATAATCGCAGTTCATACCCCCTTATGCCCCGTCGAACTTGCGAACACCACCGAACACTCGGCGGGACTCTCACCGGCGGAGCAGCCACTTGAGCGCCCTTTTTAATGATATGACGTAGCACGCGGGAACAGCATGGGTTGGTTGGATTGCCGAACACCGAGCCTTGCGCCGCCACGATGCCGAGAAGCGGGGCGGCGGCAGCAGCGGTGCATAGCCATGACGTCAGAGGTGGTAGCGCGCTTGATCTAGAGAAGCTCGTCCTTCGAACCGCATCCTCCAACCCCGATGATCTCGATGCTAACCATCCTTGCCGTTCGGCGCACGAATGGCCGAAGTTAAGGGTCGGAAGTGGCACCTGATCGTCCGCTGTTGGACGATAGCGGGCGCTTGTATCGCCAATGCCTCGGTATTGCTGCCCTCAGCAAAACCAATATGATAACCCATCTGGTACATTTCACTTGACATCGTCACGCTCATCAGGTACATAACAGGAACGCTGAAGAAATGCGGGTACGGAAGACGGGCGTCGAGAGGCGCCCGTTTTTGCGTCTGGCTGGGGCGGGGAGGGCAGTATGGACCAGGAGCACAATACGCCGCGTGATGCGGGTGGCGATCGGGCGGGTGGGGAGACTGGCCCGGAGACTGGCGCAGCGACGGGCACGGGAACGGGCGCACAGACAGGCGGCGCGACGGGCGAGGTGGCGATCGTGGCGCGCGGTGCCGGGGGCGGGCGGATGGGGCGCGTGCCGGCTGGGGGGTGGACCAAGGCGCGGCGGACGCGGTTCCTCGATCATCTGGCGGCGACCGGCCATGTCGGCATGGCGGCCGAGGCGGCGGAGATGCATGCCTCGGGCGCGTATGCGCTGCGGCGGCGCGATGCCGCGTTCGCGGGGTTGTGGGATGCGGCGCTGGAGATCGGCTTCGCGCGGCTCGAGGCGGAGCTGCTCAGCAAGGCGCTGGGCGACGGCATCAACGCGATCGAGCCCGACGGCACGCGCTGCGACATCGGGCCGATCGATTCCGAACTGGCGTTGCGGCTGCTGGGGGTGCGGCGCGTCGAGAAGGTGCGCAAGGGTCCCCGGGGCCCGCGCTACAAGGAGGTGCCGGCGGAGGATCTCGCGCGGGCGATCCTGAAGTCGCTCAACGCGGTCGAAAAACGCTGGCGCCGGTGGCAGCCGGATGGCGGCGTTGCCATTGGCGGGCAGGCGGGGGGCGCGCCGCCGGAGATGCTGCAGTATGGGCGGTCGGCGGGATCGTCGGGTGAGGGGTCGGGTAGCGGGGCGGACGGTGGTTCAGGTGGCGGGCCAAATGACGGGCCAGATAATGGGGCGGGCGACGGCGCAGGCGACGGTGCGGGCGGCGAACCGGAAAGCGGGGCGCAGTGAGCGCGGTGCTGGCGCCGTTGATGCGGCGTCTGGTGGCGCTGCCGGAACGCGAACGCGCGGCGGTGCTGGGCAAGCTGACCGACCCCGAGCTGCGCGCCTTTGCGACGCAATGGGGCGTGTGGGCGCATGACGGGCAGCAGCTCGACCATGACGACTGGCGGGTGTGGCTGATCCGGGCGGGGCGCGGGTTCGGCAAGACGCGCGCCGGGGCGGAATGGGTGAGTGCGGTGGCGCGGGCGCAGCCGGATGCGCGGATCGCGCTGGTCGGGGGCACGCTGGAGGACGTGCGGCGGGTGATGGTCGAGGGGCGGAGCGGGCTGATCGCGGTGGCGCGCGCGCACGAACCCTATGTCTGGCGGCGCGGCGACGGCGAGTTCCGCTTCGCGAGCGGGGCGATGGCGTTCGCCTATTCGTCGGAGGTGCCGGAATCGCTGCGCGGGCCCGAGCATCACGCAGCGTGGGCGGACGAGATCGGCAAGTGGCGGCGCGGCGAAGCGGCGTGGGACAATCTGATGCTGGGCTTGCGGATCGGCGAGCGGCCGCAGGTGCTGGTGACGACGACGCCGCGGCCGACCCGGCTGATGCGGCGGGTGATGGCGATCCCCGGCTGTGTCGAAACGCGCGGGCGGACGCACGACAATCTGAACCTGGATGCCGGATGGATCGCCGAGATGGACGATCGCTATGGCGGCACGCGGCTGGGGCGACAGGAGCTGGACGGCGAGATGATCGACGAGGTGGTCGGCGCGCTGTGGACCCGTGCCGGGTTGGAGACGCGGCGGCTGCGCGACGAACCTTCCGCAAGGGTGCGGGTGGTGATCGGGGTCGATCCGCCGGCGGGGACGGACGGCGATGCGTGCGGGATCGTCGCGGTCGCGCGGGGTGCGGACGACTTCGCCTATGTGATCGAGGATGCGAGCGTGCGCGGTCTCTCACCCGAGGGGTGGGCGCGGGCGGTGGCGGCGTGCGCGCTGCGGCACGATGCGGACCGGGTGATCGCCGAGAAGAACCAGGGCGGGGCGATGGTCGAGGCGGTGCTGCGCGCGGCGAAGGAGACGATGCCGCTGACGCTGGTGCATGCGACGCAAGGGAAGGTGGCGCGGGCGGAGCCGGTGGCGGCGCTCTACGAGAGCGGGCGGGCCTGGCATGTCGGGACGTATCCGGAGCTGGAGGACGAGCTGTGCGGGCTGGTCGTGGGTGGCGGGTATGAGGGGCCGGGGCGATCGCCCGACCGTGCGGATGCGCTGGTGTGGGCGATGACGTCGCTGATGCTGGGGCCGGCAGGCGAGGTGCGGGTGCGGGTGGTGCGGTGAACGTGCCGCACCTGCGTCGTCATCCCAGCGGAGGCTGGGATCTCATGCGGTCAGGGCGGGGCAGGGGCCGCGGGAGACCCCAGCCTTCGCTGGGGTGACGGACATTGGCTGAGGGGACGGACCATGAAATTGTTCGGGTGGAGGCTGCGCGAGGAAGCGCGGCCGGCTTTGTCGCGGGCGGGGGCTGGGCCGGCGGTGGGGGACTGGCCGCGGAGCTACGAGGCGCAGGTGCGCGAGGCGTATCTGGGGAATGCGGTCGCCCAGCGCGCGGTGAAGCTGGTGATGGAGACGATCGGCGGCGCGCCGCTGATCGCGTCGCATCCGCGGCTGATCGAACTCGCGACGATGCGATCGGGCGGGCAGACGCTGGCCGAGACGGTGGTGGCGCAGCTGCTGTTGCACGGCAACGCCTATGTCCAGGTGCTGCGCGATGCCGATGGGGGCGCGGCCGAGCTGTTCGCGCTGCGGCCCGAGCGGGTCAGCGTCGAGGTGGATGCTGGGGGCTGGCCGGCGGCGTATCGCTACAAGGTGGGCGAGCGGATCACGCGGCTGCACGCCGATCCGGTCAGGCCCGAGGTGATCCACCTGAAGACGTTCCACCCGGTCGACGATCATTACGGGCTCGGCTGCCTGGGTGCGGCCGCCGGCGCGGTGGCGGTGCACAATGCGGCGGCGCGGTGGAACAAGGCGCTGCTCGACAATGCCGCCAGGCCGAGCGGCGCGCTGGTGTTCGATCCGGGCGACGGGTCGGCGCTGTCGGCGGACCAGTTCGAACGGCTGAAGGGCGAGCTGGAGGAGTCGTTCGCGGGCAGCGGCAACGCCGGACGGCCGATGCTGCTGGAGGGCGGGCTGAAATGGCAGGCGCTGTCGATGAGCCCGGCGGACATGGACTTCGCCGGCACCAAGGCGGCGGCGGCGCGCGAGATCGCGCTGGCGTTCGGGGTGCCGCCGATGCTGCTCGGGCTGCCCGGCGACAACAGCTACGCCAATTACCGCGAGGCGAACCGCGCGCTGTGGCGGCTGTCGGTGCTGCCGATGGCGCACAGCGTGTTCGACGGGATCGCGCAGGGGCTGAGCGGATGGTTCGAGGGGGCGAGCCTGCGGATCGACCTCGACCGGGTGCCGGCGCTGGTCGACGACCGCTCGAAGCTGTGGGCGATGGTGTCGGCGGCGGACTTCCTGAGCGCGGACGAGAAACGGGCGATGCTCGATATCCAAGTGGAGGTGCGGTGATGGACGGGCAATTGCTGGCGCAGCTGATGCGGCAGGGATCGCAGACCGGCGCGGACATGGTGACGCTGCGCGCGATCGCCGAGGAGGCGGGGGAGCTGGGCGCGACGCGGGCGCTGAACCGGCTGGGGCTGTCGGACGAGCGGGCGCGGGGCGACGTGGCCGAACTGCGCGAGCTGCTGGCGGCGTGGCGCGATGCGAAGCGATCGGTGTGGAAGGCGGTGCTGGGATGGGTGGCGCGGTTGCTGTGCGCGCTGGTGCTGACGGGGCTGGCGGTAAAGCTCGGGTTCGACGCGTGGCTGAAGTGAGTGGGGCTGAAGTGAGCGTCGCGTTCGCTGGCTATGCGGCGGTGTTCGACGTGGTCGACCGGTCGGGGGATGTCATGCGCGCGGGGGCTTTTGCCGACGCTGGCGCGGTCCCTCTGCTGTGGCAGCATCGCGGGGCGGCGGTCGGGACGATCGCGCGGCTGAGCGAGGATGCGCGTGGGTTGCGGGTCGAGGGGGTTGTCGAGGATTCCGAGCTGGCACGGGCGGTGCGGTCGGGCGCGGTGGCGGGGCTGTCGGTCGGGTATCGGCCGACGGTCGTGCGGCGGGGCGCACGGCGGGAATTGCTGGCGGTGGCGCTGGTCGAGGTGAGCCTGGTGGCGGTGCCGATGCAGCGGCTGGCGCGGGTGGATTTTGTCGCGCCGCCGTGAGGTCGGATCGAGCAAGCGGTTTTTTCGGGCGTCCTTCGGGGCGCCTTTTTTGTGGGAGAGTGACATGGACGTGATCGACAGGCCGGTGCTGGACGGTGCGGCACGAGAGACGAATGCCGCGTTCGCGGGGTTCGTGCGGAGCGGTGCGACGATCGAGATGAAGGCGTTCACCGGGGTGACCGGCGACGCCGGCGGGTTTGCGGTGCCCAAGGAGATCGACGCGCAGATCGACCGGGTGCTGAAGGGCATCTCACCGATCCGCAGCATCGCCAACGTGGTGAAGGTCGGCTCGGCCGGATACCGCAAACTGGTGACGACCGGCGGGACCGCGTCGGGCTGGGCGGCAGAAACCGATGCGCGGCCGGGGACGGCGACGCCGACCTTCGTCGAGATCGCGCCGCCGATGGGCGAGCTGTACGCGAATCCGTCGGCGAGCCAGGCGATGCTCGACGATGCGGCGTTCGACGTCGAGGAGTGGCTGGCGGGCGAGATCGCGACCGAGTTCGCCAAGGCCGAGGGGGCGGCGTTCGTCGGCGGATCGGGGGTGGCGCGGCCGAAGGGCTTCCTGACCCAGGCGACCGCGGCGACCGGCGATACGGTGCGACCGTTCGGGACGCTGCAGTATCTGGCGAGCGGGGCGGCGGGCGACTTCGCGGCGAATCCGCAGGAGCGGCTGATCGACCTGGTCCAGTCGTTGCGGGGGCCGTATCGGCAGGGTGCGAGCTTCGTGATGAACGCGAGCACGCTGGCGCGGATCCGCAAGTTCAAGACGAGCGACGGTGCGTTCGTGTGGGCGCCAAGCCTGGCGGCGGGGCAGCCGGCGACGTTGCTCGGCTATCCCGTGGTCGAGGCGGAGGACATGCCCGACATCGCCGCGAACGCGCTGTCGATCGCCTTCGGCAACTTCAAGGCGGGGTATCTGATCGCCGAGCGGACCGAGACGGCGATCCTGCGTGATCCGTATTCGAACAAGCCGTTCGTGAACTTCTACGCGACCAAGCGGATCGGCGGCTGCGTGACCAATTCGGAGGCGATCAAGCTGATGAAGTTCGCGGTGAGCTGAGCGCTTTTCCCTCTCCCTTTGGGAGAGGGAAGGAGGCGCGTAGTGCCGGGAGGGTGAGGGTGACGTCATTCGTGCCGCCCTCACCTTCCCACTCGGCTGCGCCGAGCGGGCCCCTTCCTCTCCCAGAGGGAGAGGAGATTGGAGACGGACATGAGCGGATCGATTCCGGCGGGGGTGATCGCGGAGGCGGTCGTCTCGGCGAAGGCGTGGTTGCGGCTGGAGAGCGACGAGGGGCTGGCGGGGCTGGCCGAGACGGCGATCCTGACCGCGGAGGCGTTCCTGGGGGGCGTGGTGGTGCTGCGGGACGGTGCCGGCGAGGGCGCGGCGACGTGGGACGCGGTGCCGGCGCCGATCGCGCAGGGGGTGGCGATGCTGGTCGCGCATCTGTTCGACGCGCGCGGTGGCGATGCGGCGCCGCCGGCGGCGGTGGCGGCGCTGTGGCGGCCGTGGCGACAGGTGCGGCTGTGAGCGCGCGGGACGTGCTGCAGGCGGCGATCGTCGCGCGACTGGCGACGGTCGGATCAGGGGGCGCAGAATGGCGCGTGTTCGACGCGCCGCCGGTGCGTGGCGGCGTGCCGTACGCGGTGGTCGAGGAGCCGGTGCTGCAACAGGCGGATGCGGCCGGAATCGCCGGGCGGACGGGGACGGTGAGCATCGCCAGCTTCGATGCAGGCGAGCGGCCGGTGCGGCTGCGGCGGCTGATCGGCGCCGTGGAGGATGCGCTGGCGACGCTGTCGGGAGATCTGGGCGAGGGATGGCGGCTGACCGGCATGCGGCTGGTCCGGAGCCGGCTGGTGCGCAGCGGCGACGATCGCTGGCGGGGCACGAGCGAGTTTGCGGTGCGACTGTATCGGGAGAGCTGAGCGCCACGTCTCGTCATCCCAGCGCAGGCTGGGATCTCGTGAGGCGAGCGCGGGGCAGGAGCCTTGGGAGACCCCAGCCTGCGCTGGGGTGACGGATTTTCGGAACGCGTTTGCGGGGGCACGAGGGAGAGCTGAAATGGCGGTGGAAAAGGGAAGTGCGTTCCTGCTGAAGGTCGGGAACGGGGCGGCGCCGGTGGTCTATGCGACCGTCGCCGGGCTGCGGACGACGCAGCTGAGCGTCAACGGCGAGGCGGTGGTGGTGACGACCAAGGATTCGGGCGGCTGGCGGCAGTTGCTGTCGGGCGCCGGGGTGCGGAGCGTCAGCGTGTCGGGGGCGGGGGTGTTCACGGGGTCGGCGGCGGAGTTGCGGGTGAAGGCGAGTGCGCTGACCGGCGTGCTGGACGATTATCGGCTGGCGTTCGAGGGGGGCGATACGATGACGGGCAAGTTCCTGGTGTCGCGGCTGGATTATGCAGGGGATTTCAATGGGGAGCGATCCTACACGCTGAGTCTCGAGAGCTCGGGCGCGGTGGTGGTGGCGTAATTCCATCAGACTGTCCGCCATCAACGTCATTCCCGCGAAGGCGGGAATCCATACGGGCAACCGGAGCGATTTAATCACCGACGTCTGAGGATATGGCTCCCCGCCTTCGCGGGGATGACGAGAGTGGGCGGCGGCGGTCCCACGCAAATCAACAGGAGAATCCTATGATGGATGTGGCGAACCCCGCTCGCGGGGAGGCGGCCTTGCGGGTGGCGGGGGAGATGCTGGTGTTGCGGCCGAGCTTTTCCGCGCTGGTTGCGGCGGAGGATGTGCTCGGGCCGCTGTTCGCGCTGGTCGAGCGGGCGGCGGAGGGGAAGCTCGGGATCGGCGAGATGGTGACCTTGTTCTGGCACTGCTTGCGCGATCCGCCCGAGGGATTGACCCGCGAGCGGCTGGGCGAGGCGGTGGCGGAGGCTGGGCTCGCCGCGGCGACGCCGGTGCTGCGCGTGCTGCTGCAGCAGATTTTGCAGGGGCGATGACTTTTCGTGCGGAAGCCGTGCGGCTGGCGGGGTTCGCGGGGGCGGTGCTCGGGTGGAGCCCGGACGCGTTCTGGCAGGCGACGCCGGCCGAGCTGGCGGCGGTGGTGGGGGTGCTGGCGGGCGGCGTGCTCGCGGGGGACGCGGTGGCGCCGCCCGAGGGCGATGTGCTGGCGCGGTTGAGGGAGGCGTTTCCGGATGGATGAGCCAATGAACGAGGGGGTTCTGGTCGGCGTGCGGGCCGACACGGCGGGGTTCGCGCGCGACGTGGCGGCGATGCGGGGTGAACTGGAGGGGGTGCTGGGTGCGGGTGCGGAACGTGCGGCGGCGCGGATGGAGGCGGCGCTGTTGCGCGCGGTGCGCAGCGGCAAGATCGGCTTCGAGGAGCTGAAGGGGGTGGCGCTGGCGGCGATGGATGCGATCGCGCGGCGGGCGCTGGATGCTGGGGTGCAGTCGGTGCTGGGGAGCAAGGAGCTGGGGACGGCGCTGGGGACGCTGGTCGGCGGGCAGCCGGGGCGGGCGACCGGCGGGCCGGTGTCGCCTGGCCGAGCTTATGTGGTTGGCGAGCGGGGGCCGGAGCTGTTCGTGCCTTCGTCGTCCGGGCGGGTCGAGACTTCGGTTGGCGGGGTGCGCGAGGTGCGGGTGGCGATCACGGTGAACGCGAGCGGGGATGCGGCGCCGGCGATGCTGGCGCAGTCGAGCCGACAGGTGGCTCGGGCTGTGCGGGCGGCTTTGGCGGAATAG